CTCTTTCCGAGTCGACCAGCGGGCAATTGTCACTAGTCCGATCGATTCGTCGAACGATAGTGATGAATTGTCGATGTGGGTCGTCATTGATAAGCCCGTTTACGGGTTTTCTTTGACGCAAGTTCAACAGCTAGCCGCGGCGTTATTCGCCCGTCTAGATGCTACAGCTATCGCTCAGCTTTTCGGTGGCGAGTCTTAAAATCTCGCTAGATCACTTTCACCAAGGAGGTGAAATATTATGTCCGCGCCTGAAAGGGAGTTTCCACATGAGTGGTTATGCTCCCAATTGGAACGTGACCGGGAACGTTTTGACGATCTTCTAGCCCGATACAAAAAGGCCAGGGAGAACGTGAACGCCGGTATTGATACCGAAAATTCTAAGCTTCTCTGTCGTGAATTATTGACGGAGATCTTGGATCTGTACGAATAGTGATTTCCAACAGGGTTGTGGCTCATCAGGTCGTGAGACCGTCTGGGCATGCCGAGGTTTGATCGCTAACCTCCAGTCGGAGGGTGCATGAAGAGCAAACAAAACGCTCCAAGCAACGTAAGTGATTTCCTCGATCTGGTCGTACGCGTCTACCATGACGCGACGGCTAAGTGTGTCGCTGATGTTTCTGATGAGCGTGACCTTAAAACCATTAGGTCACGCGTCGAACACGAAGGGTTGTCATTTCTGACGATAACCCTGCCCCAGTTCGCCAAGGACTTCGAAAGAAGTCTAGCGGCTGGTGCAATTGACTCTTCCCTATTTCGAGGCTTTCCCCGTCTCCTAAAGAGGCGGGGTGCGGTCTTAAGTAGGTGGGCAATCCCTGCTTTCTTGCAAGGTATGCTCAGTCAAATGTTCGACATTGAAACAGGAGAACTACAAGATGAAACTCAAGATTTCTCAACAATTGTCGAGGCAGTCAGACAAGTCTGCTGTCTCTTCAAGAAAGTCGAGATCGAGTGTACACCCGCAAGGGTGCACGCCGCGGTCGAGAGCTTCGTCGGAATTGAGCACGAATTTTCATCGTATTCATGCACCGAAGAGGACTCTGCGTTATTTCTACAGACGTCTTCTATGCTTTGGGACGGGTTGTTTTCTGATTTCTCAGTGGACAATCTTTTACCTCGGCATGGCCCCGGTGCTACCGCTGAACGTATTTCAGGTAATTCGAAGTACAATTGGCGGCGTTGGCATGATCGTCTCGAGCCTTACTTTCATCTTACTGGCGACGCGTACCCTTTGGGGGTTTGTGCCGCTGGCGAGGACGACGACGGAAACGTTTTCGTTCCCGAAGAGATGCTTGAGATGGTTACGATTGTGCCTGAGCAGCTCGAGCAGCCCGTCAGGGTTGTGGCTGTTCCGAAGACTTTGAAAAGCCCACGAATCATTGCCATCGAGCCCTGCTGCAACCAATTTGCGCAGCAAGGTCTTAGGGACTACTTGTACTCGGTCCTTGAGAAGAGGTACCCTACGGCGGGACGTATTAATTTCTCGTCGCAGAGTATCAATCAACGTTTGGCACTGAAAGCTTCCAGAACGGGTCGGTTAGCAACGATCGATCTATCGGACGCGAGTGAT